GACAAAAAACTTCAATGGCATTTTTGGCACCCTGGCGCGACTCACACCGGAAAGAAAAACCACATGCCACGTCAACGCGGATTGAAATCGGCTGCGCATCTGGCGGTGATCGGGCCGGGCGGGCTGGTGCCGTCGATCCGACGCCCATCGCCGCCCAATACGCTCACGGAGGCGGAGGCGGCGGAATGGAAAGCGATTGTGAACCGGATGCCGGCCGACTGGTTTCCGCGGGAGACCCACCCGATGCTGGTGCAACTGTGCCGGTTGACGGTGCGGTCGCATGACATTGCCCGACTGATCAACAAGGCGACGGTGGGCAATGCACCGATGGACGAATACCAGAAGCTGCTGCGGCTCGAGGCGAGCACCACCGAAGGCATCGCGCGGTTGTGCACGCGCATGCGGATCTCGCAGCAGAGCACCTACGACAAGAGCAAGCACAAGCCGCGCACGGCTAAATATGATCCTTGGACGGGGTTGATGGGCGAGGATGAAGAGCCGGAAGCCGAAGAAAAGTAGCACGCGCGGCGAGCTCAATATCCGGTGGATCGAGCACTACTGTCGCATTCCGGAGGGGCGCGACGTCGGCAAGCCGGTGAAGCTTCGCGATTGGCAAAAAGCCGAGATCCGCAAGATCTACGACAATCCGGCGGGCACGCGCCGGGCGATCATCAGTTTTGGGCGAAAGAACGGAAAAACCGGGCTCGCGGCGTTCCTGCTGCTGCTGCACCTGTGCGGGCGGGAATCGAAGCCCAATTCGCAGCTCTACTCGGCGGCGCAGTCGCGCGACCAGGCGGCGTTGATCTTCGCGCTGGCGGCGAAGATCGTGCGGATGTCGCCGGATCTCTATGGTGCGGTTTCGGTGCGCGACACCGCCAAGCAGTTGTATTGCACCGGGCGCGGCACGGTTTACCGGGCACTGTCGGCGGAAGTGGCGACGGCTTACGGGTTGTCACCGGCTTTCATCGTGCACGACGAGCTCGGACAGGTGAAGGGGCCGCGCAGCGAGCTGTACGATGCGCTGGAGACTGCGACCGGCGCGCAGGCCAATCCGCTGTCGGTGATCATCTCGACACAGGCGCGCACCGATAGCGATCTGCTTTCGGTGCTGATCGACGACGCGCTGAACGAGAATGATCCGCGCACCGTGATTTCGCTCTACAGCGCCCCGCTCGAGGCGGATCCATTCAGCGAGGAGAGCATTCGCGCGGCCAATCCGGCATTCGGCGATTTCCTCAACGCCGACGAAGTGCGCGGCATGGCGAACGACGCCAGGCGCATGCCGGCGCGCGAAATGGAATATCGCAACCTGATCCTCAATCAGCGGGTGGAGGTTTCGGCGCCGTTCATCACGCGCACAGTCTGGAATGACTGCGCTGCCGAGCCCAAGCCGCTCGCCGGCATTCCGGTTTACGGGGGGCTCGATCTGTCGGCGACCGCCGACCTGACGGCGCTGGTCCTGATCGGCAAGGTCGACGGCATCTGGCACGTGCATCCGACTTTCTGGCTGCCGCAAGAGGGACTGATGGAGCGCGCGCACCGCGACCGTGTGCCGTATGACGACTGGCTCAAGCGCGGCTTCCTCCTGGCTGCGCCCGGCAAGTCGGTCGATTACGATTTCGTCGCGGCGCATATCCGCGAGCAATTTTCCAAATACGACATTCGCAAGCTCGGTTTCGACCGCTGGAATTTCCAGCACTTGAAGCGCAGCCTGCTGCGCGTCGGCTTCAACGAGCGCACGATCGGCGATCGATTCGTCGAATTCGGGCAGGGCTTCCAATCCATGTCGCCGGCGTTGCGCGCGCTCGAGGGCGAGATCCTCAACGCGCGCCTGGCGCACGGCAATCATCCGGTGCTGCGCATGTGTGCCGCGAATGCGGTGGTGCAGACCGATCCGCACGAGAACAAGAAACTGGTCAAGCACAAGTCGTCAGGGCGTATCGACGGAATGGTGGCGCTGGCGATGGCGATGGGCGTGGCGCCCACCGACATCGAGCGGCCGCGATCTCCGATCTTCGCGGTGGGCTAATTCAAGGGAAGGCCGAACCTTCAAGGCGACTGGCTGCAGGCCTGCGGCTGGAGCGAGGCAATCATGCTCGACCAACGGATCCCGCCCGACACCATCATTCGCTCGTGGGCCACGCTCGAAATCAAAGCGGACGGCGACGGCGAGCAGCGCCTGATCAAAGGCATCGCATCGACGCCGACCACCGATCGCGGCGGCGATATTGTAGAGCCGCTCGGCCTGCAATTCGCCGAGCAAATTCCACTGCTCTACCAGCATCGGCACGCCGAGCCGGTGGGCATTGCCAAGCTCGACAGGCCGACCGAGGAAGGCGTCACGTTTTCCGCGCAGCTCGCGAAGATCGCCAACTCCGGCGCGCTCAAGTCGCGCATCGATGATGTCTGGGAAATGCTCAAAGCCGGGCTGGTCCGCGGCGTATCGATCGGCTTCAAGCCGCTGGAATATTCATTCATGGACGACGGTGGCGTGCGCTTCATCAAGTCGGAGGTGGTCGAGTTGAGCTTAGTCACGATTCCGATGAACAGCGAAGCCACCGTGTCGATGATCAAATCTTATGACGTTGCACCAGCCGCGCCAGGCTCAAGGGTGCAACTCCAATCGTCCGGCGTCGCGGACACCATGCGAAAAGGCAAACCGAAGATGCAACCGATCTCCGAACAGATTGCGGCATTCGAAGCGCGGCGCAAAGCGGCAAGCGACCGAATGGCCGAGCTCATGAGCAAAGCCGCCGACAGCGGCGTAACTCTCGACCAGGCGGAAAGCGACGAATATGACGGGCTCGAAATCGACGTGAAGAAAATCGGCGAGCACATCGATCGGCTCGTCAAGCTCGAGGCGCAGAACAAAGCTGCGGCGGTCGAGGTGGTCGCAAAGACGATGGCCGAGGCCTCGCAATCGCGCCAGCCGACGATCGTGAACAGGCAGGGCGAGCAGGTGATCCGGCTCAAGCCGAATTGCCATCCGACCTCGCCGTTCATTCGGTACTGCATCGCGCTCGGTGCCGCCGGCGGCGATCAGACGCGCGCATACCAGTACGCCAAGCGGCGCGTCGACTGGCATTCATCGACACCGGAATTGCTGGCGATTCTCGAAAGCGATGAAGCCGTCTACAAGATCAGGGCGGCGGTGCCGGCCGGCACGACCTACGATTCCACCTGGGCCGGGCCATTGGTGTACGCCGAAAATCTTACGTCGGCGTTTGCCGAATATCTGCGGCCGCTGACCATCATCGGTCGGTTCGCATCGCTGCGCCGGGTGCCGTTCAACATCCGGGTGCCGCGGGTCACGTCCGGCACATCCGGCGGGTGGGTGGGAGAGGCGGCGCCCAAGCCGATCACCTCGATGGCGCTCGATACGATTACGATGACTTGGGCCAAGGCGGCCGCCATAGTCGTGATCACCGAAGAGCTCGCGAGGTTTTCAAATCCGGCCGCCGAAGACATGGTGCGCACCGATCTGTCGCGAAGCATCGTGCAGTTTCTCGATCGTCAGTTCGTGGATCCATCGGTGGCGGCGGTGACCAACGTGTCGCCGGCGTCGATCACCAACGGCGTCACGCCGATCACGCCGACCGGCGTCAACATGGCGGCCTTCCGGGCCGACGTGAAATCGCTGTTCAGCTCGCTGCTCGATGACAATCAAAGCTTGGCCGGCGGCTACTGGATCATGACGCAGCAGCAGGCCTTGGCATTGAGCCTCGCGCAGAACAGCCTTGGCCAGACGATCTATCCGACCGTCAACGCCGAGCAGGGCGGCACTCTGCTCGGCTATCCGGTGATCGCCAGCGAGAACATCCCGGCGACCGGCGGCTCCCCGGTGGACGGCTATCCGCTGATCTTCGCCATCGGTCCCGAAATCCTGCTCGCCGATGACGGCCAGGTGACCATCGACGTCAGCCGCGAAGCATCGGTGCAGATGGACGGCGCACCGGACTCGCCGCCGACCGCCTCGACCAACATGCAAAGTTTGTGGCAGCTGAATCAAATCGGTATCAAAGCTGAAAGATTCATCACGTGGGCACGACGGCGATCGACGGCGGTCGCGTGGATTCAAAACGCCAAATACGCGGAGTGATCACCGATTCCCGCGCCGCCGGCGCGGGATAGGCGGGCAAGCGGCACTCGTGCCTACCCGGGCCGCTTGCTCACCGACGCCCAACTTGCGGTCGGTCGATGGCCTTCCACCGGCCGCCTTTTTGCGGGTTGAAAAAAAATGAAACGTGTTCGGGCGCTGCAAAGTTTCGCCAGCCACAAGCGCGGCGAGGAATTCGAGCTATCGGATGAAGAGGCGCGCATTCTCGCGGCACCCGACCTGGTCGGCGGGCAAAAGGTCGAGGTTGTCGACCGGGCGATGAACGCCGAGCAACCGGGCCAACGCCGCGGGCGATACGCACGCCGCGACATGCGAGCCGACGAATGAAGCTGTTCGGTTTCGAGCTATCGATCAGCAAGGCGAACGTGCCGACCGCCACGCAGCCGATCAGCCACGATCGCGGCAATTGGTGGTGGCCGATCATCCGCGAGCCATTTACCGGCGCCTGGCAGCGCAACATGGAATTGCGCGCCGAGAACATCACCACGTATTTTGCAGTCTATGCCTGCATATCGCTAATCGCCCAGGATATCGGAAAGCTGCGGCTGCGGCTGCTGCGCAAAAGCGAAAACGGCTTGTGGGAGGAAGCGGAGTCGCCGGCGTTCTCGCCGCTGTTTCGCACGCCGAACCACTACCAGACGCGCAATCAATTCATCGAGCAATGGGTGACCTCGAAGCTCATTCACGGCAACACCTACGTGCTGAAAAATCGCGACCGGCGCCAGGTGATCGACCAGCTTTACGTGCTCGATCCGACGCGCATCAAGGTGCTGGTCGCTCCCGACAGCTCGGTATTCTACGAGCTTGCCGCCGACAACCTGTCGGGCATCGCACTGCCGGTGACCGTGCCGGCGAGCGAGATCATTCACGACGTGATGGCGCCGCTGTTCCACCCGCTGTGCGGCGTGTCGCCGTTGTTGGCAGCCGCGCTGCCGGTCGCGCAAGGCCTCAATATCCAGCGGTCGTCGAGCCAGTTTTTCATGAAGGGATCGCGGCCTGGCGGCATGCTGATCTCGCCGCACGTGATCACCAAGGAGCAGGCGCTGCAGTACAAGGACGAATGGGAGCAGGCCTTCACCGGCGAGAACGCCGGCAAGGTGGCGATCCTGGGCGACGGTTTCAAATACGAAGCGCTCGGCCTGGCGGCCGAAGAATCGCAGCTGATCGAGCAATTGAAGTGGACCGCCGAGAACGTGTGCTCGGTATTCCACGTGCCGAACTACATGATCGGCGTCGGCGCCGCGCCGCCGGCCTTGAACAATATCGAGTCGCTGCAGCAGGTTTATTACTCGCAATGCTTGCAGGCGCTGATCGAGGCGATCGAGTCCTTGCTCGATCGCGCGCTACTGCTCAACGTGCCGCCGATCAATTATCGAACCGACTTCGATCTCGAAGATCTGATCCGCATGGACACCGCGACGATGATCGAGTCGACGGCGAACATGGTGAAGGCCGGCATAAGCTCGCCGAACGAAGCGCGCCGCAAGTTCAACCTGCCGCCGACCAGGGGCGGCGAGTCGCCGTTCCTGCAGCAGCAGAATTACAGCCTCGAAGCGCTGGCCGAGCGCGACGCGCGCGAGCAGGCCGCACTCGAGCAGGTGCAAGACAAGCCGGACGACCAAGAGCCGGAAGAGCCGGACGACCAAGAGCCGAATGCCCGGGGGATTCCCGATGTCGATCGCATCCTTGCCATCGCCAAATCGCTCGACTGACGCCCAAGCCGTCACCGCGCTGGAGCGGGCGTTGGCGCGGGTGGCTGCCGACGTGCGCCGGGAATGCCAGCTGGAGATCCGCGCGGCGGCCGCCGAGTTGAATGCCACCAGGCGCGAGATGGAACTCATGCGCGCCCAGCTGCAGGCGCTGCTCGCCGCCGCGGACATCAAGCAGGGACCGCCCGGGCCTCCCGGGCCACAGGGACCGCCTGGCGAGCCCGGCGCGGCCGGCGCGCCAGGCCAACGCGGCGAGGCGGGGCCGCGCGGCGAGGCGGGCGCGATCGGCGCCATGGGACCGCCCGGGCCGGAAGGCATCCCGGGCCGCGACGGCCAGCCTGGCCGCGACGGCTTGAACGGCCTGCAGGGGCCGGCCGGCGAGCGCGGCAAGGACGGCCGCGACGGGAGCGACGGCAAGGACGGGCTCGGCGTGGCGAACTTCAAGGCCGTGCACGACGGCGAGCGTACGATCACGCTGTCGTGGGACAACGGCGATCGGCGCGTCGAGGAAACGATCGTCCTGCCGGCGGTGATCTATCGCGGCACATGGAAGCGCGACACCGGCTATGCGGCCTGGGATTCGGTGACGTTTGCCGGCTCGTCCTTCATCGCGCGTAAGGCGACCGACAAGCCGCCGGAAACCGACGACTGGCAACTCGCTTGCAAGCGCGGGCGCGACGGTCGCGACGGCAAGAACGGCGAACGCGGCGAGCCCGGGCCGCAGGGCAATCCCGGGCGTGACGGAAGGCAGCTATGATGATCGAGGATATGAAGCACATGGAAGTGCTCGACGCTTTCGGGCGCGAGCTGCAGGCAATGCTCGTGGACTACAACGCGCGCGCCAACGGCAAGACCGACAAGGCCGAGGTGTGCAAGCTGCGGCTCGAACAGAATGCCGCGCTGCTGGAGCTGCTGACGCAGCAGCGGCGCGCGATCGAGCACATGCTGGGCAAGCCGATCGATCCGCAGACGCATTTCGGCGAAGCGATCGTGATCGGCGCATTCGGAGGCAACGCATGAAGCGCTGGGCCTGCGTCGCAAGGTTTGGCGGAGTCGGCGATGACTTGATCGCGGCGTCGGTGCTCGCGCCATTGAAGCGCATGGGCTACATGACCGAAGTGCTCACGTCCGAGCCCAATCACGTCGTGTATTTCCACAATCCGCATATCGACAAGCTCACGGTCAAGCAGCCGGATCGCGATCTGCCGAAAGACGATCTGGTCGCCTGGCAAGCGTGGATGGAAAGCCGCGCCAACGAGTACGACGTCTTCGTGCACGCTTCGCATTCGTGCGAGGGGCGGCACGCGGTTTTCCGCATGATGACCGCGTTCTGGTGGCCGGCCGAGTATCGCCGCAAGGTGTGCGCCGGATCGTATCTCGAGACCGTGCACGACATCGCCGGCGTGCCGTACGAGTTCGGGCCGCTGTACTACACCAGCGAGGAAGAGCGCACGTTCGCGCGCCAGGCGACCGCCATTCTCGGCGAGCGCTACGTGTGCTGGGTGTTGTCGGGCACGCGCATCGACAAGGTTTATCCGTTCGCGCCGAACGCGGTGGCGCGGATCATCAAAGAGCTCGGCATTCCGGTGGTGCTGCTCGGTGGGCCGAGCGAGAAAGAGCACTCTATGGGCCAGGCGATCATCGAGGCGGTGGCGGTGCAGAACGGATCGCGCGATGGCGTCTATGCGGCAACGCCGGATCCCGCCGGCGGCGAAAAGGCCTGGCCGCTGCGCTCGTCGCTGGCCATCGCGCACGGCGCGGCATTGGTCGTCACGCCGGACACCGGGCCGGCCTGGGCGGTGGCGTTCGAGCCGATGCCGAAAATCGTCATGGTCAGCCACGCATCGGTCGAGAACATCACCAAGCACTGGCTCAATACGATCACGCTGCACGCCGATCCCGACCGCGTACCTTGTTGGCCGTGTCACCGTCTCCACGACGATCCGTCGACCTGCGTTCCAAACAAGCACAACAACGGGGCAGCCTGTGTTTCGGATATTTCAACGGATGCCGTCGTTCAAACGGTCGCGCAGCAATGGAAGCGCGAGCACGAAGTCGTGCACGCCGAGAAA